TTTGTGGCATTGTGCTGCACCGACACAACATAGTCGGTATCAGCTTCTGCAGTTCCAAAGGTTAGGCCAAGTGAACAGTTGCCAACGGTTATGCCGCTATCGTAACAGGGTGAACATACGCTCATAGTTTTACAAATTGAAGCTTATTTGATACTCGTAACCAAGCACAATTTTTCTGCCTTCAGATACTGGCGAGTCCATTGTTTTTTCTCCCATGTAATTTAAAGTTAAAGGCTGAATTGAATATTCAAATTCTTGAGAAAGCTTAAAGGTAGAAAAAATTAAAATTGAGTTATCTCCTTGCTTTGAAGCTGAATCAATAAGATTGTATATATCAAAACGCAATTTTGTCATGTATTCATAAGCCTCTTTTTCTTTTATCATCAAGGCTTCATTGCGCTGTTGTTTTAGCTTTTCAATAAAAGCTTCATCAATTATCAATTGTTTTGTCATAAGTATCGTTTCAATATTGCGTTTACAAAGTAACGGAAACAATCTAAAAAGTCAGCACGCTCGGAAAGGTTTTTACGGTTTGCCTTTATGATGCTGCCATTGGCATCACACTGCACCTGCTTGGCATCGTAGATAAAACCCTTGCACCTTACGCTGTTAACCTTTATATCAAGCTTCCTAAGGGCAGCGTTGCAGTCGATACGGCTGTTGTAGTGAGTAGGGTTGGCAGGTATCATAAACTGGCTATCTGATAGCTGTAGCCGCTTCTTTATCATCATGTAGGCGCTGGAGTTATCACGCTGCTGCACCGTGCTACCCTTACCCATCGCATCGCCTGTAATACGCAACAGCCCCCTTGGCACCTTAAGCGCCTCAACCGCATCGCAAAAGGCATCCACGCTACCCTTCTCAATCTTTATCTCATCCACAACCGCTGCGCCTTTGCCCGACTGCTGAATGACTAAGGCGCACAAAGGGTTAACGTTAAAGTCAACAGATACGAAAGTGGGTAGATGGGGGTTAAGTGCTACTGAATCATCGATGTGCTTGTCATCGCGCCACTCGTACAAGAAGGGATTTTCAACATCCTCCGTAACATCCCAGTCGCCCTCAACAAATCGGGCATATTGAATCGGCGGTAGTTCCTTTAGGCTTTCTAGGTACTCAGCGCTGATGTATGGGTTGTCGGTTATGCGAGACTGAATAAACGCCCATCGGCTTGGAAGCTCACCATCACGCCACCGTTGGTATATCACCTTCTTTACCCAGTTGTTTGCAGGGTTGCAGGTGGCAAGGCACACAATCGGCGGGGTGCCTTTGGCCTCGTTCCACGATCCGATACGCTCCTGCACCTTGTAGAATGTTGCCTCCTGTAGCTCGTTAACCTCATCAAGCCCCGCCCCGTTAATCTCCAATCCCCTAAATCGGTTTAGTTCCTTGTCATCATCAAAGGACTCAGCCATAAATATAAGCTGGCTACCGTTCTTAAATGTCACAGCGTTGGTATCCCTATTCCACCCTGCCACATGGTTTGTCAGGCCTTTATCGAGTATCGACTGAAACGATGGAAAGGTGGTGCGCTTTAAGTCAGGCAGCGAGCGCCGGATAATTGCCCACCTGCTTTTTGGGTATTGCAGCGCAAGGGCTGAGAGTGTAAGGAGTAGCCAGTAAGTTTTGCCTCCGCGAATTGCGCCACCGAACACCACCACGCGCTTGTCGCCGGATGTGGCGCTGTCGTAGGCTAAGGTCTGCCGCTCGGTTAGCTTGAATGTCATTCACCGCTTCTTGGCTCGGTTCGGATAATCACTAAAGGTTCGTCAGACTTTATAGTGCTTTCCCCGTTGTTAGCCCATAAGCCGCGCTGCCTGTTTGCAAGCCAGTGCTTAGCTGCTGCCGTGTCGGGAGGTAGTTCTTTCTTCAGCTGCACCACCTCTCCATCGCGGGTAAGTGCTTCCTCGGTTATGGTTAGACCAAGCGCTCGCTTATACATCGCCTTGGCTACTTTGCCGTCTGCATCCTCTCTTCCCCGCGTTAACGACTCTAAAAATTTCGGATATTCATGCTTGTAATTGTTAAATGTGGCTTCACAAATACCAAGCACTTTTGCCATCTGAGCATCGGTAAGTCCAAGCAGCGCCATCTCGAACACCTGCTCGCACATCTTCTCTGTATAGTCTGTTGGTCTTCCTGCTGGCATATCACTTCTTCTTATCGCGGTACTTTTTTGCCTCTGAGTAGGCAATCGACACCGCTTGATTTGTTGGGTATCCTTCTTTGATTAGCTGCCTGATGTTGGCATCTATAACGGCTTGGCTGTATCCGGGTTTTAAAGGCATGGCTACTGCGGAGAATATGATACTGAAACCCTACTCACCACACGGCTGCTGCCTGATTTATCCTCAAATGTTCCTGCCATGTTATCGCGGCGCTGTTCTGCCTCTCGCTTGGTGATGCCGCACTCGGTGGTGGTGGTTGTTGTTCGCTTTGTCTGCTGCCATGCTCCTGAACCTTTGGAGTAGTAGTTTGCCTCGGTTCGGATGGTGAACTCATAGCATCGCTCGCAGGATGCCAATGTAAGCAGGATGGCTGCCGATAGTGTGAGTAGTTGCTTTTTCATAAGGCAAAGGTAAACAATTAAGAAATATCGGGCAACACCCGAAAGCGCTGCCCGACGATCACATGAAAAAAGCGGTGCTAAGATAGTGTATTTCCTTTACTATCCTTAAACTCAGGATGCCACGGGTGGTCGGCGGGGTTTTCGGGGGCGAGTTGGTGAGATGAGCATCTAATGATTTCTCCATCTTGTAGCCTAACAGAACAAAGGTGTCCATACCAAGTTATAACTTCACCTTTTGCCATATATTGACTCAATACATAAACTGATTTACCAGCAGTGGCAACATACCCTTTCGGAAACGCCACGGGCTTCGTCCAATCGATTGCTGGCTCGGTGGTGGCTGCCTGTTCATACTCCCCCTGCACCATTGCCAAAAGCTCGGCGTTGATGGCTTCGAGGTCTTTGATTACTACAAGGGCGCGGTCGAGTTGCTCGCGCAGGTCGGTAGCGAAGGCGCTGGCTTCGTCGCGTTCTCGATACAAAGTGTTTCTTAATATAAAAGCATCTTCTGCCGCTTTGTCAAAAATATGTACAGAATTAGTGTAAAAATGCTTTGTTGATGCTGAGCACCACATATTAAGCACCTTCTTATATGTATCTCTTTTGTTTTCTGCTAAGTCTAATTTTGATTGTGTTTTCCTTTGTTCTGTCTGAGCGTTATCGCGTTCTTTTTCAACCATATTGTAATCTATTCCCAATTTTAGGTGTTCATTATTTAATACCTCCAACTCCCCCGCCAACCGCGTTGCTTCGGCTTGGGCTTCGAATAGCTGCTGCTCGATGGACGATTCATGCTTCTCATTCCCCTCGCGCTCGACCACTATCCAGTCGCCGCCGCGCAAGTATGGGCATTTCTTTTCAAAAACGCCTATTGTAAATCCTTTATCATCAATCAAATTTATTGCATATCCCCCTCGCGTACTCCATTTTTTAGACCAAAGCCCTACAACTGTGTATTCTTTGCCTTTTGTGAAATTAAGCCATTCCAAATCACCTTCCGGCGCTCTGACAACCTTCGGAGGGAGTGGTATGCCCGTATCAATCTTCGCCGTTATGGTGGACGGCTCGGGGGGTGTTTGTGGCTGTTTGCTACCCTTGCGATACGCTCGGTAAGTGAGCGTAATTCCTAATGTCATCAGGCCGAGTAATACCGCGCCAAGGGCGGCGAGTGTTTGGGTGGTCATGGTGTGTATGTATTGAAATTTCGTGGCGGGGGCGGGATTCGAACCCGCAGCTTGTTAGTTTGTTGGACAAGCACTCCCAATGGTTGCGACCCATACATTGCGTTACCATATCGCCACCCCACCAATTCCCTGCGGCATTCACTCATGTCGCCACCGCAGGGGATAAAGAACTAACCTGATACGCTCAGGTGGGCGTGTTATATTCCATTCTCAATCTGCTCAATCATGCGCTTCACCTGATTGCAGATGCGCTCCATCTTCGCCGTGTAGAACGTGGTGAAGTCAGAGTAACCGACGCTATCCTTGGTGTAAAGCACGTACAGCATCGACCGCAAGCGCTGGCTGGGTGTCTTGCCGCCCATCTCCTTAGCGTCAAGCTCAAGGCTCTCCAGCAGCTCTTCTTCGTCCTGCGTGAACGCCTCCCCCTTGAATGCCAGCACGCCCTCGCCGTTAGCCCACTCCGTCATCAGGCGCGTCATCTGATCCGGCGTAAGCTCTCGGGTGTCGATGGTGATGGATAGGGACTTGTCGCGGCGCGTGCGTATGGCACCTATCGCGGCGGGGATGAAAAGGGGTTTCACTCTCCCACTCCTTTCTCCGCGTTACGAATTTTTGCGTCTATTTCATCCAAAAAGGTTGACCGCTTTCTGCCAAGCATACCCTGTATGTACCCTCTCGCCTCCTTCAACGCTGCCAACAGTTCGTTGCGCTGGGATTCGAGTTGGTTCTCATCCTCAAAAAAATCACGAGCATTCTTGTCTAATTCTTGGCAATCAGACAACACGCTCTCGGCATATTTAAACTCTTCCCAATCTAATGATTGATTGTTTTTCAATTGAAAAATGCGAACACACGTTACTAAATCATTTAAGGCCCTTACAAGTTTTTGTGATTGACTTTTGCTTTTAAGAAGTGTAGTTTTTTCCAACTCTTCATTGTTTGCGCCCTTGCAATAATTCACGCAGGCAACAATTCGGGCGGCGTTGGCTTGGCAGCCGTCTTTTTCCCAGTAATCTTCAGACAAACCGCAGTCTGCAATTATCTGCTTATTTTCGTCGTACACTTCAAATGCGAATGTGTGCCACGGCTCAGGCGTGTGGGCGGGTTTTGATTCGTTGCTTTCCATGTGATTGATGTATTATGGTTTAGATTGTTTCCTTTTCAGCCGCCGCACAAGCTTGGCAATGTAGCTGTCAACGTCAGGCTTAATGATGTCATAGTGCGCCGCTGGTATGCGCGTGGCGTACACCCGTGAGGGCTCTCCGTATTTTAAGGGCATGCCGCCCGTCTTTGGCTTTTCCATGCCACAAATATACAGCAATCGTTTACAATTCCAACAGGGTAATGTTTTTTTCTTT